GGTCGCCATCGTCGCCGGCCGGCGCTATCTCGTTACCGATTCGTCCAGCGCCCGCCCGGTGGTGGTTGTCGCGGCCCGTAGTGGCACCCTGTCGACTCTGTGGCTTGCCGAGCCCCTGCCCTGCGACCTTGGCCATGCGTCGACTGTGAGCGGTCTGGCTGTGTCTGTGGCCCTGACGGCAGCACAGACCATCGAGCCCGGCGCGGGCTATGTGCTCTTCCGGGCCACCGTCGACGGCGTTGTCCGTGAATGGGACGAGTCGTTCCGCGTTGTCAGGCGCATCACGTCGATTGCGCTGTCACCGACAGAGCTGACGCAGTCCTATCCCGTCGTCCGTCAGATTGCGTCGTCAAGCGACCTCACCCTTGAAGAAGCCATCCAAGCATCGTGGCGGATGGTGCTTGTCCCGGCGCTTGCGGCGCGTGGCATCCTCGACGAAGACGTGCTCACCGATGACGTGCTTGTGCCGATGCATGCTGCCGCCACGGTGGTCCACCTCGCCCGCCAGTGGCCAGCCGCCCCATCGGAATTCGTGTCGCGGCTTGAGGCCAGCTACGAGCAGATCAAGCAGACCACATACGACCGTATCGACCTGATCACCCGTTCGCAGGACGAGGTCACACCGGAGATTCCGACGCCGGGTTCACAAGGCCCGCGCTTCATGAGGATTTCACGGTGACATGGCAGGATGCCCGCCGCGCCCTTGTGGCGATCCCCGGCGGCATCACCCCTGCCGTCGTCTCGCGTGGGCTCCCGTCGCGCTTTACGCACGATGTGGCGGGTCACGACGAGACGGTCGGAACGCAGTCGCGCCGATGGTGGGGTCGCGTGTTGTCGGGTGCGGCCGAGGGGCCGTACCAGGTGCAGCAGACCCGACATCGGCTGACATGGGAGATCGTCGTCGAGTACGTCGACAGCGTCGGCAACACCTCGGCTATTGACGAGGCCATCCCGACCGATGCCGCGCAGCTTGCGGCGGCATTTGCGCTCGGGTCCAACTGGGACCGCGCTACGTCTGGCATCGTCGCTGTCACGCCAGCAGGGACCGACGTGGCCCCCTACACTGTGGAACAGGTGAGCGGTGCTCGCCGACTCCGAATGACTCTTGAATTGAGGTACAGCACATGACCGACGTCGCTCGCTTGTCCACGTTGCGCTACGGCCTCCACACGAACGCCTTCACGTTCACCGGTACGCCGACGCTCGTTCCCCTCCGTCTCACCGACGACGGCGCGTCGTTCCTTCCGCGCAACCGTGCGCCGATTGCGCGGCCGCTGCGCTCACTGTCGGGCCGGCGCTACTCGCATGTTCGTGGTGTGCAAGACCTCGCCGATATCTCCGTCGCCACCGAGATGCGCGGGGTCAACAGCAACACGGGCGCGGCTGTCACCGATTGGGAAGCGAAGATGGAGCAGGGCTATCTGCTCGCCTCGCTCTTCGGCGCTGTGGCCCCTCAGACGTCGGGCGTTGCGCCGACTGTCGCTGCAAGCGGTCACACGCCAGCGTCGGGAATCGTTGCCGTCGTCGGCACGACCACCGCAAACGGGCAGGTTATCGCCTTCGCTTCGTCGGCGGGCTTGCAGATGGGCCGCATCGCCAGCGGTGGCGGCACGACGACGCTGACGCTGGACCATCCCTACAGCGGCACCCCGACGACGGGCGCGACCGTCTTCCGCAACGCGGTCTACACCGTCGCTGACGCCGTCACGCACCACGTCCATGCGATGTTTGCCGCAGAGGGCGAGGACTGGCGGCGCGACTACTTCGGCTGTATGCCGATGAGCCTTGCGCTTGCCCTGCCGAATGCCGGCCTCGTGGGCATGACCTCGGTCTTCTCCCCGACGTCGTTTAGCGACGTTGCCGAAGCCAACCCGGCCCATGCCGAGCCCGTGTCGGGTAACCCCATCGTCGTCGACGCTTGCCGCATGTGGTTTGCGGGCAACGACGTCATCGCCCGCGACTTGACGATCAACTACAGCGCGGCGACGACGCCCCGTGTTGCGTCGACGCGCACGAACGGGCGCGTTGGTGGCGTCAGCTCCACTGGCGACGGCAAGACGTTCACGATGGAATTCTCCATCTACGTCGGCGACGCCAACCTCGCTGGCGAGTTGCAGGACAGCGCGGGTTCTCCGACGCTGAACGACCTCATCGGCGACAGCGACGCCGCTGGCGATGTGTCCGTGACCCGCAAGGTGTCACTCCAGGTCGGCACCGAGATCGGGGCCGTGATGTATGCCTACATGCCTGAGGCTGATTGCGTGGTCACCACGCAGCACGTCGACGGCCTCACCGTTGCTCGCGTCGTTGCCACCGGCACCGGCGCTCTTCCTGCTATCCTCTCTGTGGGGTGACACCGTGGCTGTCCGCATCGCAAACACCGTCCGCAACACTCGCGTCGACTCAATCCGTATCGCCGTCGACGCTGGCTCTGGAGCTGGCCTGCTCCGCATCTACAGCGGCGCGAAGCCGACGAAGGGCGGCACTCCCGCCGGTACGTTGCTCGCCGAGTTGACTTGCGCCGATCCCTGCGGCTCGTCGTCGTCGGGTGTGCTCACGTTCACGACGCCGTTCTCCGACACGAGCGCGAACGCGACGGGCACGGCGGCGTTTTTCTACTTGACCGACAGCACCGGCGCGTTCGTGTGTGACGGCGACTGCGGCACGTCGGGAAGCGACCTCAACCTCACGACGCTGTCCATCGTCTCGGGCCAGCCGGTGCAGGTCACGTCGCTGACCATCACCGACGGCAACAACTGATGCACGACGTCGACCCGGCGTTCAACCTCGGTCACGCACAGTGGGAGTCGGCGACGGCTCCCGCTGGCGAGGCCGACGTCGAGAGCAAAGCGTTCTGGCGTTGCGTCAAGTGCGCCCATGTCGTCGGGTTCTGGCTTGATGGTTATGGGTCAAGCCCCACGTCGACGACGACGCAGCCGCCCGCTAACGTCGGCATCTATGCCGGCGAAGTCTGCACCTGAGAGGACGACGACATGGCCAACGTGATCGCACGACGTAGCACCAACGCAAGCAAGCTGGAGCGATGGCTTGGCGCGGACCAGGTGGAACACATCTCGGGGTCCATGCGCGACTGGCACGGCAAGCGCCCGATCCTGATCAACGGCGTCCCCGGCGCAGGCGGTGTGTGGTGCGGTCGTGGCGGTGACTTCGTCGGCAAGATCGACGGCGGCGACTTCATGTCCCTCGCCGAGCGATGCGTGGAGCGTGTCGATCACGCCATCGGCAAGGTCGCAGGGCGTCACCGGATGCACGGGTTCTCGTCGCTGTCGGACCTGATCAACGAGGTGTCAAACTTCGGCAAGCGCAGGGACTTCACGTTTGCCAAGAACGGAACCACTACCGTCATCGGCGGAACCAGCTCCCTTTGGCGCGTCGGTAACTATCCCGCTGCGGGGAGCGCTGCGGCGGCTGCTCCCGGTGGCGCGGCGCTGACGGATGCGACGCAAGGCGCGTTCTTTTTCGTCAACCCGACCAGCCCCGACACGCAGCACTTCGTTCGGTCTGACGTCATGTCGACTCTCGCACCGCGCACGTTGCTGCTCTACGACCGTCTCTTTGAAGTCAACAAAACGATGTCGTCAACGGCGACTGAGTCGGTCACCGGCTCGCCGACGCGCTACCAGAACACCGCCGATGATCAGCCAGACAGCGCCGACGGAAACTTCCTCATTGTCGAAGTCCAAGGGGCTCTCGGTGCGACGGCGCACAACTGGACCGTCTGCACCTATACCGACCAAAACGGCAACGCCGCGACGTTGCCGTCGCTGACGGGCAACGCATCGGCGGTGATCAACCGTCTCGATCATCCGCTGAATCAATGGTTCGCCCCGCTTGCGACCGGCGACAGCGGCATTCGCACGTTGACGCAGATGCAGTGTTCCGCCTCGGTGACAGGCACGGTCGCATTCGTCATCGGCCACCCGATTGCGTTCTTGCCGTGCGTCGTCGCCAACATGATGACCATCGTCGACGGCATCAACACCGCCTTCAACTTGACGCGCATCTTCGACGATGCTTGCTTGGCGTTCTTGGACGTCAACAGCCCGTCGACGACGGGGGCAACTTTCAATGGGATGTTCGCCACGGCGTCGGGCTAGTCTGACGTAGGAGGTCGAGGCCGTGCATCAGATTTCCGGCAACGGCCTCGTTGTTCGGTCGTGGGCGCAGACGCAGTGGGCGACGACGCCCACCAACCACGATCCAAATCCGCCAATCAACCTTGAGGAGTCGAGCGACATCGTCCTCGCCGATGCCGTCGTTAGCGGTAGCGCGACGGTAGGGTCTGGTAGCGGCGTCGCCGCGACCGGCGCAATCACGCTCGATACCGTCGTCGTCTCGGGCAGTGGCCAGCAGACGCACGTTGCGACCGGCGCGGTCACCCTCGACACGGTGGCGTTCGCTGGTAGTGGCCAGCAAACACACGTCGCCACCGGGGCAATCACCCTGGACGCCGTCGCTTGCACTGGCGTCGTCTCCGACGTCGTCTTCGGCACGGGCGCGGTCACTCTCGACACCGTCACCGTCGCAGGATCGGGTGACGTCGGCGCGTCCTCCGTCGACGGCACCGGCGCTATCACGCTGGATGCCGTCACCGTTGCAGGCACCGGCTCCCCGGTGGTTGTCGGGTCCGGCGCTGTCACCCTCGACAGCGTCACGGTGGCTGGCGCGGGCTCTCCCGTCGTCGCCAGCACGGGCGCAATTACACTCGACGCCGTCACCTCGACGGGCACCGTCGCCGCTGTCGTGTTCGGCACGGGCGCTATCACCCTCGCCGACGCCACCGTGGCGGGCTCTGGCACACAAACGCACGTTGCGTCGGGCGCTATCACACTCGACGCTGTCTCCTGCACTGGCGACGTTGCGGCGGTGGTCTTTGCCTCCGGCGTTGTCACCCTCGACGATGCGGCCGTCGACGGCGCTACTTCGATTCCCAACCTTGGCACTGGCGCAATCACCCTCGACGGCGTCGGTATCTGGGCGACGAACAAGCCCCCGATGCTCATCGGCACCGTTCCTGCGGTGTTGCCTGCAATAGGCAACACCGCAACATCGCTGTCGGCGATGGGCACCGTGCCTGCTACGCTGACGGCTGGCGGCGTCATCCCAGCCGCGCAATCTCTCACCGGCTCCATCCCAGCCGGCCTCACCCTCACCGGACAGGTGTCACCATGACGGCGCTATCGATCAAACAGGGCCACACCCAGACCGTAACGCTCCAAATCAACGCCAGCGGCGGCGGACCGTTCAACCTGACCGGATACACGGTCACGATGGTTGTTCGCGCTCAGGGTCAACTGGCGAAGGCTGGGACGGTCGTTTCACCGGCGACGGGCGAGGCCACGTTTACGTTCGCGGCGGCGGACTACGCTGGCGCACTTCAGCCCGGCCGATGGGTCTATGAGGTGTGGGTGTCCGACGTCGACGAGAATCTGCCCGTGCTGTCGGGCACCCTGACGATTGTCGACGTTCCCCAGCGCGTGTGATATCGCCGCGCAAACCCCTCACATGAGGCGCATACATGCCAGCTCTGCTCATCTATCCCGGCACCCGTGGCACACCTGTCCCGCTGCAAGACGTCCTACGCGAGGCGCACGACGCCTATCGCGAGGCCCGCAAGGCGCAGATAGAGGGACGCCGTAAGCGCCGTGTGCCCCTCGACGACAGCACGGATTGGAAGCAGGTCACCGAGTCAGTCGCTGGCGTCTCTCTGGCGCTCACAGACCGCGACAGCGCCAAGTTGGCCCGTGAGGCGCGGCTGCTTGCAGAACTCACCGAGGGCAACGCGCTGGAAGAAGTCGGCCCCTACGAGCCAGACCCGGCGCTGGAGGGTATTCTCGTCACGATGCAGGTAGTCGCTGACGCCGATAGACGTCTTTGGAACGCTGAGACGCAGGCGCAATGGGCGAGGGTGCGGGAGTGTCGCGTCTCTGGCGACCTCGTCGGCGCACAGAGCGCCCTGAACGCGCTGGATGCCATCGCGGCCCGTGTCGTGTCCGCCATCGTTGTCGAGGTGTCGGGTATCGAGGGCATGAAGGCGACCATCGCCGAGTCGATGCCGGGCTTGACCCTCGCCGGCTTGCTGGCTCCGCTGTACCAGGCTGCCCGGCACTTCCTTGAGTTGCCCGTGGGAAAAGCCGTGCGCTGTGGGCTGCAACCGCTGTCGACCTGACACGGTACGACTGCGACGACTGCCCCACGGCGCGACGATCACAGCAGGGATGCACTTCCGACGGGCCGGTGGTTTTCTTCGCCGGCACTGAACACGCCACACGCCGATGCCCTCGCCGACACCTACGCGACCACCCCGACGTCGGCGGGGCGCTTGCCTTGTGGCGCTCATGCGAAGGCAAGCCGGGCGTGGAGGCGCTCCGTGCGCTGTCCACACACGCCGTAGACGCCTTCTCGGTCGTGGATTCTGGCAGAGCTGCTAAGATGCAGTCGGATGCCGAGCAGGCGCGTACCGAGGCACGGGCGCAGGAAGCCGCTAGGCCACGAGGTAGGCGATGACGCAGACAATCGAGTACGTCGTCAAGGTCAACGCCACGCAAGCGCAGGCGGCCGTTGCCGACGTAGAGAAACGCTTCGGTGGCGTCGACACCGTCGTCGCTCGCGTCGACAAAAGCATCATTGCGCTTGAGCGAGACATCAAAGATTTGAACGCCGCCATCATGGCGGGCGGGCCAAACACGGGATTTTATCGCGAGGAGATGAATCGCCTCACAACTCAACTCAACACCACACGCATTGCAGCCAACAGGGCATCGCAGGCGATTGGCACGGCTCGGGGGGGCGGCTTTGGGATGGCGGCGCTTGAAGCGTCGCGAGCGATGGAAGACCTTCAGTATGGGATCGGCGGCGTCATCAACAACATCCCTGGGATGGTGTTGGCCATCGGGGGTAGCGCCGGCCTCACCGCCGCTATTTCGCTAGCCGCAGTCGGCGTCAATCAACTCATCAAGAACTTTGGCGGCGTTGGCGACGCAGGCAAGGCCGGAGCCGATGCTGCGGCATCGCACATGGAAGACCTGAAGAAGGCCATTCAAGACGCCGACACCGAAATGCAGGATCTGATCCTCGGCGCAAGCATGGGGCGGATTCAAGCGCAGAAGATGGCAGTCGAGGAGGCCGCCAACGCAGGCAAACAAGCGCAGACGACATTCCGGTCACAATTTGGAATCGACCCAAACGATCAACGTGCGATGGGCATGATTGCGTCGCAGGCGCAGGGCGGTCTTGACACTTGGATCACTCGCTGGAACGCCCAGAAGCAGGAGATGGAGAAGGTTCGCGTCGCTGCAAAAGACGTTATGGCCGAGTACCGCAAGGTCACCGACGCATACAATCTTGCCATCGAAGAACAGGTTCTTCTCCGTCGATATGAGTCCATTGAGGCCGAGCGCATTGAGCAACTGAAGACAGATGCAGCCGTCGATGCGGCGAACGCGCAAGAAGAGGCATACAAAGCGTCTCAAGATAAGAAAACAAAAGACGCAGAAAAGCAGGCCGAAGACGAAGCGAAGCTTCGCTACGACCTTCATGTCGCAATGCTTGACGATGAAGACAAAGCGCTAGAGGCCGTCAAAAAAGCGCGAGCAGCAGACAGAAAAAAACAAGCGAAGGAAATGGCAGACGAATTTCGCGACATGGACAAGCAGAGGCGCGAACGCGAACGCGCAGAGCAGCTTCACCAGTCGCGCCTAGAGCAACTTGAGGGTGAAAGCCTCGCCGCTCGCATGGCGTTCGACACAGTCGCCATGAATCACAAGATGGAAAATCTTGACAAGCTGAAGGCGCATGAATTCAAGAATCTGAAGGACAACGTCAAGCAATATGAAGGCATGTATAACGATATCGGCCAGCTTGCACAGGGTGCGACGACGACGCTGATAAATGTCTCAGAGGACTACTTCAAGGCGAAGATTGAAGGCGCTGAGAACGCAGAGCAGTTAGCAGCCGCTGCGTTCTTGGCGGCGACCGGAGATCAGCTTGTTGGCATCGGTACGAAGTACCTTTTCGAGGGTGCCGGAATGTCGATCCTAGGCGACCCACGAGGGCCAGCCATGCTCGGCCTAGGCGGCCTTGCTGTCGCCGCTGGCGTCGGCATGGGCGCAGGCTCTGCCGCGCTGTCACACACAGCCGCAGGCGGCACCATCGGCAAGCCCCTCGACGACAAGGCGACCCGCGACCCTGGTGCCTCCCCCCGTAGCAGCGGCGGCGGCGGCTCCGGTGGCCCATTGATTGTCAACGTGGCATACGGTGCAGGCGGACCGCTGCCAGAGGATATCGCCCGCGAGATCCACAAGGTCACGTCCAGCGGCAACCGCCGACGAGGTGCAGCGTGAGTTATCCGGTCCTCTCTGGCGCTGTCGTCGTCACCGCAGCCAACCGGCGCTTGCGCTTCCGTGAGGCCGCTGGCGCGGTCGGGAACGTCGACCTTGCGCTGGGCACCTACTTTCTGCGGGGCAGGTACGCGACGAATCTGGCGACGTACAGCGAGTCCCTTGATGATGCGAGCTGGACGAAATCTCAAGTCATCCTCGCACCCAACGTCGTCATCGCACCCGATGGCACGTTGACGGCCGACAAGGTTGTGGAGAATGCGACGTCTAACGTCCATTTTGTCTCGAAGTCCGTCTCAAAAGCTGCATCACAGATAACCTACACGGCCAGCTTCTACGCCCGCCCCGACGGGCGCAACTTTGTCCGTGCGTATCTTTTTTCGGGTACGTCGGCAAACCGTATTGACGTCACAATAAACCTCCTGACGGGGGGCATCGCTTACGTCACATCTAACGGGACATGGACGCTGGGCTTGTGCTCCGTGACGACGCTGGAAAATGGATGGTATCGCATCGCCATCACCGGCCTATCGGACACTGCGGTCACCGCGCAATTGCTCATCGCCACAAGCAGCGGACCAGCGGCAGGCGACTCCATCTATCTTGGCGACGGCGTGAGCGGCATCTTCGTGTGGGGCGCTCAGATCGAGGCTGCCGCCAGTGTCGGCCCCTACGTCCGCACCACCACCGCCTCGGCGACAGGCCCCAGCAATGAGCTGGCGCTCGCCATCAAGACCGGCCTCGACGCTTTCGGCGCTGGCGGCAACGCCTACGACGTGTCACTCGCCGCAGACATCGACCCCGACAAGCAGGCATCGGTGCTGACCATCACCCGCACGGCGGGCACCGATACCTTCGGCCTCGTCAAGGACGGAAGCCAGACCTTCGACTATGACCTGTTGGGGTTCAGTGCCTCCACGGAGAACGACAGCGCCCCTAAGAGCGGCGCAAGGAGCGCGGCCGCAGTCTGGGTCGGAAACGATGTGCTCCGCGAACGTGAGCCATTTGGCGAGCGCACAGTGGCCGTGCCGCGCAAGGCGAACGGCGGCGTGGTCGGCGTATCGAGGTCATCGCACATGGTGTCATGGTCCCTAGGGTTCGCCTTCGTTCACGAAGCGCGGATGCTTCTGCGGGCCAGCGTCGACCCCGGTGGCTCGCTTGAATCGTTCGTGCGGCGCTTCGGCGCTGGCGCTGCATTCCAGGCTCGTGAGGTCAATGTGGCATCGGGCTCCACGCTGGCCCCGATCATCGAGCACCCGTTCGGTACGCTGCATTGGTCGGAGGACACGCTGTCGGCGTTTCGGCCTCGCCGAATCGGCCCCGGTGTGCCGCTGTATGACCTCGACACCACCGCACATGAACAGGTGACCTGATGGCCTACTACGGGCGCACAGCAAACGAGCACGTCGACCTTCACCTCTCGGTGGTTGTCGAGGGAATCCCCGTCGTCTTCGTCGAGCGCAACCTTCCGACGTCGCCAGCGGTGTGGGGCGGGCGAACGCCAATCGTGTGTCTGACTCGCGTCGAAGAGGGCGAGTCGACGCTGTCCTACGAAGATCGTCGCGAGATGGCGGCGACATTGGACCTTGAAATGCTGGACGATGCCGGCGTCCTTGCCGACCTCTTCGCCACGGCGTCGCGGTCTGTGACGTGGGCGTCCGCGACCTCCACGGTATCGGCGACGACGATCACGCTGGCGTCTACGGCGGCGCTTGTCGGTGGCCAGCACATCTACGTCGGAGCCGAGACGATCACGGTGGGAACCGTCGCATCGGGCACATCCCTCACCGGCTGCACCCGTGGTGCGTTTGGGTCGACGGCGGCCGCGCTCTACGGCACTGCCAGCGACGGCGATAGCGTCTACGTTGTGCCTCCGTTCTGGCGTGGTCGCCGTGTGTCGCTCTACGGCCATGCGCCCGATGGCGGAGGGCTCTACACGTCGACGCTGTTGGGTACCTACCTCATCGACGAGGCACCCGTTCAGGCCGGCGACCTCCGATGGACGCTTCGGTGCGCCGGCATCGTCCAGGAGTATTGGGAGCGCTCAATCGGGCTGGGCTTGCGTGAGCAGGCGGCGCTTGGCGTCGCATCAATCACGTCGTCTCACATCAATGTGCAAGTGGAGGATGCGTCCGCATTTCGTCTCGGCTCCTCCTTCCCGACGTATGTTGCCATCGACGCCACGTCACGACGTTCAGGTCGTGAGGTGTTCGCCATTTACACGTTAATCTCCGTCGACACGACGAACGACATCGTCGAGTTGGCCCTATCGCCATCGTTCGGTACACCGCACATCCTCACCGGCGTCGGTCTTCTCGACGCGACCATCAGGCCCATCGCAACCTTCATCGGGGCGGCGCTGCCTTATCTGCTGCTGTCTCGTGAGGGGCAAGGCGCGACGTCCTACGACCGCCTACCGGGCCGTCTGCCAGCCTCGACTTACGAGGGCGGCTGGCGCATGGGCGCAGCATTCACGACGACAGAGGTTGACATCGCCGCATTCGAGGCGGTGCCGTTCGTCAATTCGCTCTTCGTCGTCGAGCGCGAGGAGAAATTGACCGACGTCCTCCGCGAGTGGACGTTGCTGACCAACACCGCCATCGTCTCCACCGTCGACGGCAAGATCAAGCCGATCACGCTTGCACCGCCGCGCATCGTCAACACGACGACAATCGGCGCTGACGACGTCATCCCAGATGGACCGCTCACCGTCACCTGCGACGAAGCCAACGTCTACCCGCTTCTCACCGTGCGCGGCGGCTACGATATCCGCTCTGGCGATTTCACGGTCGAGGCCCCGCTCGTCAACGTCGACCTTGCGAAGAAATACCAGCGCAACACGAACAAGTTAGAGGTGGAGATCAAGTCGATTGGCATCGACGGCGGCTTCCCCATCGGGTTCGATGCGCCGGCTTGGCGCAACCCGGTGTCGATGCGCGTTGAAGACCTTATCGTCTACGTTGACGCCGTGATGAAGGGCTCCACGCTGGGCCGGCGCTTTCTCTCGCTGTCGCTGTCGCACGAGCACTTGGGACTCCGCATCGGCGACGTCGTCACTCTGGGCACCGACCTTCCCGACGCCTACGATCTGCCCGACTTCCGTGGCGGGTCGATCCTTGGTCTGTCGGCTCGCGTGGTGGCGCGTCGTCCGCGCTATGACCAGGCTCGTGTCGATGTGCGGCTTGAGTTGCTGGACCGGCTGCTGCATGTCTGCCCTGCGGCGACGATCACGGCCTTCGACGGCGTCAAAACCTACACTCTGTCCACGACGACACCGGAAGTGTCCGGCACGTCGCCAGCTAATGACTTCTGGGTCGGCGCAGGAATCACCATCGTCGACAGGTCTTCTCTGGCGACGACGCCAGCGACCCACGCGACAAACATCAACACCATCCCGTCGACGACGCAGATCGAAATCGACAGCGTCCCAGCCTTCGCGATTAAAGAAAACGAGGATTACGTCGTGCTCAACCCTGAGACGAGCAGCACTGGCACAAGCGCGTCAGGCTACAGCCTGATAGAACTCGCCAAGCTGGCCGACAGCGACGGCAACGCAGGCGCAAACGCCAACACTGACAACGAACCGAGGTGGCGCTAATGGCCCGTCTACGTTCTGCATCGCCCGTGGGCGTCCCACCTCGCGACACGTCGCCAGACGCCAGCATTTTCCGCCGCTGGCTCGCCACTGCGGCGGGCGACGTGGCGCTCGCTAGTGACCTTGCGACCGGGGCCAACTCGACGACGCCGATTGACCACAGCGGCGCACCGCTTGGATGCCAGCTACGGATGCCGCTTGCCGCGCAGCATATCGGACGGATTGTCGGCAACGTCAGCGGAGCCGATGGGAACTACTACATCCTTGCCGTGCCGGTCTTTGTGCGGGCTGGCGAGACTGGCTACTATCGCCTTGTCGTCGACGTGACTCCGTTTGGCGACGACCCCGTGACGCTTGAGGTTCGCAACACGTCGTGGACAGTCACGGTCAATCCGACACCCGGAGAGCGTGAGGCCGCACCTCCGCCCGTCGCTGATGGGTTGCGTTCTGCGACCCCAAGCAATGTATCTGTCTCGTGGACATTCCTGCTGGCCACGACTGGCATTCACTACATCCTTGTCAAGCGCTTCATGCGCGACATCGACACCGGCGCAACCTTGTTCCGATGGGCGCTTGACCATCAGCGCGGAAGCGCCGGCAACAGCAACGGAATCCTCGTCGAAGGCACAGCCGTGCAAGACTCGCCCTACGGTGCTTTGGCGTCCTACGAGCCTGCCAACGTGTTGGAGTTTTACGACGAGGAAGTCGTTACCGATGGCCCGTTGTCGGCGTGGGTGACGTCGAGACTCAACCGCAAGATTAACGCGCTCTGGGAGTACGTCACCGGGGGCACTGTCCCCGGCAACTTCGCGAGGCAGATCAGCAACACATGGAACAACAACCGGACGACGTGGTCGGCTGAGGCGCTGCTTGAGTTTCCGATCACGTCCATAGCGGTGGGTGCGTCGGCAGACATCGCGTCGCCAAAGACGCCGAGCCTGACGCAGTTGTCGGGATGGATCCGCTACCCCGACAAACACGCAACAGCGGCGTCGGTGTTCTCGGGCACCATCCTACAGATGCCAGGCTTCCGCACGTCGCCGTCAGACTTGAAGGTCGAGGTACTGATGGAGGCACCGGATAACGACAGCCTTGCCAACTGGCGCTTTGACGCAGTCGGGTCTGCGGCTGCTACCGAGGTCGCGCCGACGCAGATCGGCGGGTCGCGTTGGTGGCGAGCGCAAATAACCGGCGTCCCGTTCACGACCGCCGCCACGAATCAGCTGGACGTGCGCGTCCGTCACGTCGGCCCATCGGGCGGATTAAGCGACCTCGTTCAGATGACCGGCGTCTGCATTTACTTCGACCCCTGAGAGGCACCCATGTCCCTGTCGCGTATATCGTCGTCAGAGCCGCTTGCCGATAGCGAGGTGCGCTCCCTCGCCCCCGCTGTCTCTCGCCGACTGGCCACCTCTCTGGCGGGCCGTGGGCGCTATCTGCTTGAGCTGTTGCGCGGTGACACCGCCGGTTTCGCCGACGACGGCGCGACCCCGCTCAATCCGCAGGGCCAGCGCGGTATCGACCGCAGCGGCCCGCCGTGGGGGGCCGCGCATCAACACCCGATATGGGCGACCGAGTTTGCAAACGGGACCGACGTGCTTGGCGAGGTGCCCACGGCGACGCTGACGACGGTCGGGCAGATCGTGGGGATCACGGCGAGATTCTTTGTGCGCCCCTTCTATGTCAGCCCATTGGCCCCCTACAGCCGAGCGTACTTCCGTGGCCTCGGGACGCGCCTCACGGCGGGCACGGCCGGCGCTACCGTGCGCGTCTACGGTCCCGATGGCCTCGCGGGCAGCTTCACGTCGGCGACGCTGTCGACGACGGGAACGGCACAGTTTGGCACCGGGGCCTACGCCGCTGAGTTGCGCCCCGGCTGGAACGAGCGGCTGATCCAATTCGAACTGACGTCGCTGTCGGGCGGGGCGACCGGCATGAACATCGGGCCGTGCTCGCTCAATCAGGTGGTACGCCGCACCCACTGACGTCCTGTCAACTGCAAAAGAGTGCAGGTCCGGGTTGCGCGTCTGCACTATGGTGCAGTAGACTGCCGGCATGACCACCTCCGGCGATGCCGCGCAAACCCCCTCCACGGAGCCTGTAGCGGGCTCTGCTGCCCCTTCACCTGACGTCGTGGACCTCGACGCGCTCAAGGCCGCTGCCGCTGAACTCGCGGCCCTGAAAGCGGAACAGGCTTCGGCCAAAGCAGCCGCCCGCGAGGAGCGCAAGCGCCTTCAGGCGGAGGCCGAGGCGGCTGGCGAGACAACGAAGGCGCTGGAAGCCGCCAAGGCCCGTCTCGCCGAGTTGGAGGGGCTTGAGCCGCTGGCTGCCAAGTGGCGCAGCTATGAGGCCGAGGAAGCCAAGCGTCTCGACGCTGAAGCTGCCGCATTGCCGGAAGCGGTGCGTGACCTCTACGCGACTGCCTCCGATATCGAGGCCCGCCGCAAGGTACTTGCTGCTTTCCGCGCCACGTCGAGCGCGGCACCCGTCAAGGGCCAGCCCCCGCCGATGGGTGCGCCGGCTCCGGTGTCCGCCGTCGATATCGAGGCCGCGCTTGCGGACAAGAGCGGCGCGAAGTTGGCCGAGATAAAGAAGCGCGACCCCGGCGCGGTGGCTGCGTTCTTCAATCGAGTTCTGGCGAACCGCAACGGCGGTTCGCCCTCCCTTGGCGTTGGGCGATTCTCGCCGACGACCAAGGCGCAAAACGCTTGAGCGGCTGACGCCGCAAATAGGTGACCCATGCCCGTCTCTAGCAGCACGACCGTCGCAAATTGGATTCTCACCGAGGTCATGTCGCAGCTTGCGCTTGACCCGCTTCGCGGCAAGTACGTCTTGCTCCCCTTCCTCAACATGGCCGACATCAGCGGCCGCGCCTCCAAGGTGCGCAAGATCCGCAAGAAGTCCGCGATTGCCGCCGCTGTCGACGACAGCGAGGGCATCGCGTTCTCCAACCCGGCCGCGCTTGGTGTGCAGGCGAACATTTCGATCACCCCGACGACCAAGGTTCAGGGCATCCAGCTCACCGCCGACGCCGTCGAACTCGCGCTCCCCGGTGTTCCGCGCAGCCAGGTGATTGCTGCCATCGAGGGGAACAACCCCGGTGCCCTGCCGCTCGTGCGTGATGCCATCACCGAGATCCTTGAGGCCCACTATCTCCGCGCTGAGACTGACGCCCTCGCCCTCTTCTCGGGTCTGTCGGAGAGCGCCGGCACGAGCAACCAGCCGCTCAGCTTCGTCACGCTGTTGGATGCGCTGCTCAAGGTCATGGATAACAACCCGTCGTCGGAAGACCTCGTCTTCGTGCTTGAAGAGCAGGGCCTCGCCGACCTGCGCACCCTCGCTGCGTCGGGCACTGGCGCGTCGCTGTCGGCCATCTTTGGCGGCGGCGGAAGCGGCGATGTGTCGTTCTTCAACCACCGGCCCGATGCCTCGCGCAACGGCTTCCGTGGTTCGTTCGCTGGTATCCCGATCTACAGCGCGAACAAGAACGTCATGCAGACCGCGAACGCTGGCGTCGACCGTGTCGCCGCGCTCATCGTCGCTGGCCGTGGCGAGACGGGCACCCCCGGCTCCGTGCGTGGCTTCGCTGAGATGGTCGAACGCTACGAGCCGTCGCTGGGCTTCCAGTACGATCTCTCCGACGACACCCTGCTCGCCGTTGGTCGTTGGTGCTGGTCGGTCGCCGAGCACACCGACGAGCACGGCTGCAAGATCATCTACGACCTCGACTGAGGTCTGCTTGCCGGGGGCTCGTCGTGAGCCCCCGGCTTTTCTTATCCCTCACTAGAGGCGCGTCGCGTGAAACGAACGATCAAACTCCGCTGCATCAAAGACCCCCACATCGTCGAGTTTGCCGACGGTGGCGTCACCAAAGAGGGCGAACCCACGTCTCAGCGACAGGCGCTTGCTCGCGTCATGTCGAAGCGCGTCCCCGTCGTCGTCGACGGCAAGGAGACGCAGCTTCCCGTGTTCCTTGTGGAGCACGTTGGCGAGTGGACGCTTCGTCCTGGTGAGTCTGTGCCATCTTCCGACGACGCCCTCGCCTTCGAGGCCGACGTGATTCAGCGTGAGCACCCTGAGCATATGCTCGCCAAATGGGCCAAGGCCCGCGATGGCTTCATCGCCAAGAGCATCGAGGCTCGTCGACAGGCTGAAGTCCAGATGGAACAGCAGATGGGCGGCGAAGTCGCGAAGAGCATTCAAGCGATGGTGAAGTCCGTCGCGTCGTCGACGTCGTCAAAGGCGGTGGCTCGTGTCTGACATCAAGACCTCCACCGTCGACAAGGTCGCGGAAAAGATCAAGCAGTCCAGCCCTTCCCTCACCTCGGAACAAGCGCGTAAAATTGCGCGTGAAGGTGCCGAGCGCATCAACCGTCAGAGCCGCGAGCGCGGCAAGTAGGAGCACACATGTCCCTCGCAGCACTGAATACCGGTGGCACTCCCCTCGCCCTTGTGGCGCAGATCAAGAACGGCACTGGTGAGACAATCACCGTCGCCGCCGCTGCTACGCCGCAGGCCATCCTCTCGTCGACGCTCTACACCGTCGCCAAGAACAACGCTGGCGGCGCTCTTTCGTTCGTCGGTTCGACTGGCGTCGTCACTGTCGCCCAGCCCGCCGGCATCGGCGACTATGAGGTCTTCGCCATCGTCGGCGACGGCATCGCGACCAACAGCGCCGTTGTCGACGTCGAGATCTGGGCCAGCATCGGTGGCGCGGCCAAGGCGCAGATCGGCGTTGGTTCGCGCAAGACCGAGCTGGCCACTGCCTCGCGCATGGGTATGCCCGCTGCCTACGCCGTGTTTGCCCCGACCGCTGTCGGCGACACCGTCGAGGCCCGTGTGCGCGTCGGCACCAACGGTCACGCCCTGACCATCCGTGACTTCAGCCTGATTGTCCGCAAGATCGGCTGAACGTCGACGACAACGTGACACGCAACAGGCCCCCTTGTGGGGCCTGTTGTCTAGGAGGCCCATGAAGATCCGCACACCCGTTATCGGTGACGCCGTCGTCGTCGTCATCTCCGACACCTACGCTTGCCCCGGATTCGTGCGTCGCCACCTCGGCGGTGGTCGCATCTCTGCGGACTACTTCGGCGGCATGAACATCGCGACGCGCACGATGAACCACCGCTCTGTCGGCGAGTATCCCCACTGGCACTACCCCGACGTCGAGCCGACGCACACCACGGAAGTGGAGCGGTGACCCGCCGCAAGGGAAAGCTGCGGGCCGACGTCGAGCACGTCATGGTGTGCAGCGACGTCCATGTCCCCTTCCATGACCCGTTTGCGTGGGCGGCGTTCCTCAAGCGTCTCGAGGACTGCAAGCCTGACCGGCTCATCATCAACGGCGACTTTGCCGACTTTGCGGCGGTGTCGCTGCATGACGACGGAGAGCCGCGACAGGCGTTCCTCGCCGAACTTGAGCAGGTCCGCGATGAGTTGTCGCGCTTGCGCAAGATCATGGGACGCAAGCCGATCCACTACGTCGAGGGCAACCATGAGGACCGCTACAGGCGCTTCGTCGCGAAGACAGCGCCGGCACTTGCAGGAATGGAGACGTGGGCATCCGCGCTTCGTCTCGTCGACCACGCCATCACGTCGACGCCATACGGTGAGGTGCACAAGATCGGGCACCTCGGATTCACGCATGGCGTGTTTGCCGGCGATGCCTACTGCAAGTCGCATCTGCTGAGATACGGCACGAACCTGGTCATCGGGCACTGTCACCGCGCACAGCTCTACACGATGCCGGTGGCTGGCCCTGAGGGCTCGCAGCATGTGCGTGGTGCCTTCGGTCTGCCGTGCCTCGCTCCCGTTGACAAATGCAGTTACATCAAGGGGCCGACAGGATGGACGCAAGGACACGGAGAGTTTTGGATCGAGCGCAAGTCTGGCCGATTCACGGCGGATATCGTCGTCTACACCGAGCAGCGTTTCTGGCGGGATGGCTCATGCTACGACGGGAGGGCGTGACCATGGACATGTTGGAGTTGATCATCCTTCTCGTCGAGTGTGTCGTCGTCGGCTTCGGCATGGCTGTAGGTGATTGGATCGTCAAAGTGATTGCCGTGCGCCTTCTCAATAGCGAGCAAGCGTCACTACATGACGTCGACGATTCTGAGACTGACGAAGAGGAGGACGACAAGCGCAAGAAACGCCGCACTAGAAAGCCACCGGGCAAACCGAGTGGCGGCGTTGGCGGGGGTTCCGGTTCCCCCGTCGCGGTGATACCGTGACCGGCATGTCACGTCGTGCAGTGTACGCCAGTATCAGTGGAGGTGGCCCCGCTATCACCTACCTCGCCGGTGCTGCTGCTGCCGTCGACGCACACGCGAAAGTGCTTGGGTGGAGCGGTGCATCGGCGGGCTCCATCGTCGCGACGTGCAAGGCATTTGGTCTGCCCGACGAAGTCATCGTCGCCATGCTCGTCGACGTGCTGGAGAGTGGACAGACTCTCGCGCTGTCGCCGGCCAGTGTGCCCCGTGGTGGTCTGTTTTCTCTCGACGTCATCGGCGACCTCGTCGACACGCACGTCGGTAAGGGCGCACGACTCGGAGACGCAACCAGCGGGCTTGTGGTGTGCGTGACTGACCTCGACAGGGCGAGGCCCGTATACCTGTCGAAGCACAGCACACCGCGCATTGTGGTGCGCGAGGCGGTCATCGCGTCGTCGTCGTTCATGTGCGGCGTGGTCCCTGCGGCGGTCATCCCGTCAATCGGCACGGAGTTGTCTCCCGACATTCGTCTGTATGGCGATGGCGGGTTCACCGACAACACTGTCGACAGCGTCTGGGACCACAAGCCGGAGCCTCGCGTATCCGTGCGTCTCGGTGAGGCACCGATGGACCCGGCCGGCCGCATCCGCCCAGGTGACGTCCCGGCGATTCTCTCTGCGATTCCCCGTGCTCTGCTGTGGGCTCCATCGCAACGCAAGTCGAGACGCACTGACGGGCTGGATGTTGACGTGGACGCCGTCAACGATTGGGCATTCAAGAAAAACAGGCAGCGCGTCGAACGTGAGTGGTCGACCGGCTACGACACCGTCCGTCTCTGCGGCGCGTGGTTTCGAGGTGTGGCGTGATTGAGCAAATCGCTATCGGTGCTCTCTCGGCAGCGACAGGTGGCGCAGCGGCATGGGCGGCGCTACAGGCTCGTGTGCGCCGTCTCGAGGAGATCACATCGGAGCTGCGCAGCGACAAGGCCAGCAAGGAAGCGCTGGCGATGGTGGCCGGCAGCGTCGAGAAGATGCAGGCCGAGATGGACAAAAGATTCGACCGCATTGAAGCACTTTTGCTGAAGGGAAACCACAGTGGAACTCGCTAACTACGTCGCCGCAGAGTGGCATGCCATGCTCGCTGGCGGCGGCATCTATGCCGTCGTTCGCGAAGTCGTCGGCTTCGCGCTTCGCTTGTACGCCGCTCGCCTTCGCAGCGACGACGACCCCAAGAATGACGCCGTGGCAGACATCGTCGACGACGCCGCAAAGCGAATCGAGGAACGCCAGTGAGACGCTACGTTGCCCACTACGTCGACGGCCGCACCCGCTACCTGTGGGCCATGTCCCCTGAGCAGGCCGCGCAGCAGGCTCGATTCTACGGCGAGCCCGACGTCGTCATGGCGGTGAGCGGATAATGCACGGCTGGCCACTCCCGTCTCGCGTCATGTGGCAAGGCGACCGCCGATGGGGCTCGTCGCCCTACGGTCTCGGCGGCAAGACCGTCGCGCAGTGGGGATGCACAGCGACCAGTCTGGCCGAGGCGCAGCGGGCATCGGGTGCCCGCGCTGGCGCAACGCCTCAGACGGTCTGTGAACGCGCCGCGCTGGCGGTCCCGCCCGTATGGGCACCCGGCTCGTCGCTGGCCGTCCTGCCACGTCTGGCGCGGTCTGCGGGGCTGTCTTGTCCCGATCCTGAATCAGCCTGGACGGTCGCCAAAGGGGCCATGTCGGCGCGGCAGTTGAGCGTCGCAATCTGCGACGCAATCGACCGTCACGGCATCTCACCAAGGCACGGGTTCGCGTGGCTGCATGTCGATTACACCGGCGACGACGTAGGCGAGCATTGGATCATGGCCCTCGCCTACGATGACGACGTGATTTACGCGACCGACAGCGCACCGGCGAAGGTCATCCAAATCGACCGGCGCACCCTACAGGCTGAGGTCATGTGGGGCGCGTCACCGAGGCGCTATCGCGTGGTCAGAGGGTATCCTCTCGTCGTCACGGGGTAGCAGCCGCCCGATGTCTCGCCGTCTCGTACTTGATCGCAGACGAGCAAGCGACGTCACCGCAACATGGTCTGGCGGCACCATGTCGGCCGGTGACTGGCAGGGCAGTCCCGCACCAATGGCAAGGCACCGTCTGCGGCTGCTGCTTCTGGCCCTTGCGTTCGGCGCGATACACCCTGCCCTTGTGGCGACGACACTCCGTGGCCGCGCACCACGTGCGGCCTGAGATCAGGCCCTGCCCCCATAGTCGAGTCGGCTCGCCGCAGTGGTGGCAGGCGACGTAGACCGGCTGACCTGCTTTGCCTTCCTCTCGTCGTTTCTTCGTGCGCTTGTCGCTGGCTGGCGGCTTGTCGCGGCGAGACTTCTCCGGCTTCTCGTCGTCGACGTTCCGCACACGGCAGCGGGCGGCGCTGTCGTTGATGACGAGCCGGCGCTCATCGCAGACCTCTAGCGCCTCACGGTCGTTCATGTCTCGACAGGCGCGGCCGGCGTCGACGCCGCATTCCTCGCATCGGGCGTAACTGGCCCACGGCCCACGCTCGATAATGCGCTGGTACGTCGACGGTGGATCAAGTTTGTCGGTTCCACGGACTCGGGTCATGGCTCACGTCCATAGAAGGATTGCAGGGCCTCATGGCGACGGCGGGCGCGTTCCCGCGCTTCCCATACGTCGGCGAGGTAGACGAGGCCGACAGCTACGCTGACGACGACAATGGCGAAGAGTATGGCGATCATGGGCGCTCCGATGTGTCGCCTGGGACGGCGTCGAGGGCGGCGAGGGCGTTGGCGCTCTCATCCCACAGGCGCTCAAGGTCGACGGCGATGCTCCGTAGACTGTGGACGCCACGGTCCTCGTCCACCTTGAACGTGATGCCGTCGCGGAATGCCTTGAGTTTGCGCGCCGCATCCATCGCCAACCGCAGCCGCTCGCGTAGTGCCGCCAGTTGGATGCCAATTTCGTCTCTCTGCCGCCTCACGTCTTCAATCGTCTCACCTTCAGTGTCGTGCATGATGTGCTCCCTTCAAATCAGACCGGGTTGGTATCGTTTGTCGCCATCAATCAATCTTCCTGTCGAGGCGTCGCGAACTCGCACGACACCGGGGCGAAAGGCAGGGCCGACAAGCACCAGCGCACTAGCGCGGTCGAAGCCGGGTTGCTGCTTGCCATGCTCGTCGAGGAACGCGATACGGCCCTCGTAAAAGTCGACGGTACCGGCATCCCACGCGCACGGTCGCCAATAGAGCGCCGACGTCGACGCCAGCACGAGCAACGCCACGGAGGTGCCGTACTCCCTCGCATGCCAGACGGCGCGGGCCATCCACTCGCCCTGGTTCTCGTAGGGTGGGTTGCACCACACTTGCGGCGCAGCCCACAGCGACGTCATGCCGTTGCCTGCGAGGTCGTAGTAGGCGGGCGCTTTCGCGTTGCTGGCGTAGGCCGCGACGTCGAGGTCGAATGGGCGACCACCAAAGCTGTCGACGGCGACAGCCTCGACGATGTGGGGCGGCGTTGCCCAGTCCTGTTTGCCGCGCTTGCCGCTCACACTCCACCTCTCACAAGCGACCGCAGCCGCTCCACCTCAAGACGCAGGCGATCACGCTCGCCAATGATTTCGTGCCACTTGTCGATGGGCACATGCACCATGTCGAGGTCGACGACACGGACGCCAAAGATGGCAAGGATGCGGGCGATCATGGCTGGCCTTTTGCTTTGGCGATGGCTGCAAGCACCTGCTCCCGCAGCATTTTCGCGGTCGTGCCGTCCCACGTCGTTTCGGCGACGGCCTCCAGCGCCGCCAACATGTCCGGCGCGGCGGCGATGAGTTGGGCGTCGGCGCGTGTCTCGTCGGACCAAGGTGCCTCTCCCAGCCATGCCGGGCCAACACGCCACCCCATGCCGGGGCCGTTGGGTTCTCGGGCCAACCACGGTCCCGGTGTGTGCTTGCTCATGTGTTCTCCGTGGCCTTGGCGGCTTCAATGAGCACACGACGCGCCCATGTCGACAAGCGCATGGGTCGACCACGCTCGTCGATGACGGCGGCGGCGGCCTTGTCGAGGGCCGCACGTTCGGCGGGCTTGAGATCGATGTTGAGGGCGATGCGGGGGATTTTCTTTTTCATGTCTTCTCCTTCAGTCGTTAATCAACGTGCGCCATGCGAGGCGCACCACTTCTGGAACCTGTCCGTTGCCGAGACAGCGCAATCGGTCCACCCGATTGGCCACCCCATGAGCCACTCGACCCACGTCGGGTTCAGTTGCCCACCACTGACAGTCATGGTCAATGTGATTTGCTTGCCAGCTTCGATTCGTCTGGCGATTGCCGGTGTGTCCGCGTTGCCTCTGTTGCGGCAATCGCTCGCTTGTGGCGTCGGCCACAAATGCGGCTTCAGCACGACTGATCCAAGCCCCGGAGTCATCCGATTGTATTCCGCCGGATATCCTTTCTCTTTCCAAGAATGAGCCGTGGGCGTCGGCCACATTAACACTCGACTCATTAACGTCTGGCCGTGACGTCGCATGGTGGTGTTGCTTCCCATCACCGACGCAGTCGGCGTCGGCAGCAACGATCCATATTCGGTCGCGCCTGTGTGGTGCCCCGGCGTCAGCCGCTCCCAGCACACCCCATCGCGCATCATACCCCAGCGCGGCAAGGTCACCGAGGACTCGGGCAAGGCCTCGGTGAACAAGAGCCGGTGAGTTTTCCACGAAGACGTATTGCGGTCGTACCTCACCGATGATTCGCGCCATGTGACGCCACATGCCGGACGCTTCTCCGTCGATGCCTGCGCCACGTCCTGCGGTGCTGATGTCGGTACAGGGAAAACCGCCAGACACGACGTCAACACGGCCTCGCCATGCTCGTCCGTCAAACGTCTGCACGTCATCCCAGATCGGGAAAGGCGGCAAGATTTTGTCGTTTTGGCGGGCAACCAGGACGGAGGCTGCGTAGGCGTCCCACTCCACAGCGCACACGGTGCGCCACCCAAGGAGATGTCCGCCGAGGATGCCTCCACCAGCACCCGCGAAAAGAGCCAGCTCACGCATCACGCTCCTCTCGGTTACGCTCCACCGCATCCATGATCTCTCGGTAGCAGTCCTGCGCCCACCGGAGCAGGGCCGCACTGTCCTCGCCAGTGTCGACGAGATCCATCACCCATCGGGTCACGTCGACGCCGTCTGCGACGCTGGCAAGCTCGGCGTCGGTGGGGCTGTCGTCGATGCCGGGATCGGGCAAGTAGCGGTCGGGGTCAATCATGGGTCACCTCGAGGAGCAAGAGAAACGCCCACACGGGCAGGTTGCGGCGACGGGCTTCGGCCACGATGGCCCTCTGCATGGTGCGGCACATCACACCGGCACCCCGTAGATTTCTGCCAGCTCGGCCAGCACGTCCTCGATGTCGCGCTCCTCGCCCATCTCGGCGGCCCATGCTTCGGCTTGCTCGTCGGTGATCTGGTGGTCGTCCTCCGGCGGGTCGTCGCGGGTGTCGGGGAGGTCGAGGTCTGCGCCCCAGTAGTGATCAGCGCCGGGGGGGATGTAGCTGTTGGTCATGGTGTCTCTCCTGTTTCGTGCCCGGCACCCCTGCCGGCCACAACCACAGCCTACACACCATCATCACAAGTGTCAAGCACTTGTGTGCTGATTGTGCTGTGGCCGCATTGGGATGCGGTGGATCAAAGCAGATCAGATCAGATCAGGCCGACGGGCGGACATGATCCGCTGATAGATCGCCCGCACCCGGCGCACGTCGTCGGCGCAGTAGGACGCCACGCGGCCGATCTGGCCAGCACAGATCAGGGGCCAAACCTGTGATCCGTCGATCCCGTCGGCCCCCTTGATCGGCGCGTCCACCGCGAGGGCCAGCGCCAGATCTCCCAGGCTGACGCGGCCCCGGTTGTCGCCGGTCCACAGCGCCATCGTGCAGCGCCACCGATTGGCCCGATCCCACGGCGTCATGCTCGTCCCGTCGGGGCTGCACCCTGCGACGGCGGCAGGCAGATAGACACCGTGCGCCGTGCAACGCTGGCGGATCATGTGCCTGTCAAAGTCCGCGCCATGGGCGACGATGGCGTCAAGGTGGCGGGAAAAAGACACGTCCTTGTCGAGGTCGATCATGTCCTCCGCGAACCGGCGCAGCATGGCCCCCTCGCCGTCGGGGTCGGTCCCGTCGCGGACGTAGGTCATCGGCTCGTCGTTGTCGGTGGCGCAGGAGATGACCCAGAGCTCGCCGAAGGTGCCCGATAGGCTGGTCTTCTCAAGAGCCTTCGCCGCATCTTTGGCGGCCCTGTCGAGGTCGCTTGGATCGTAGTGTTTTCCTGCGATGTGAGCCACGACGTCGGGGCGGGTGCTCGGGCCGGTTTCGGTGTCGATGTAGAGGATCATTCGTCGACCTTGCGAACACGGATCACGGTGTCGTCGTCATCGACGCAGTTGGCGATCTCCATGAGGTAATCGGCGATGCGTTCAAGAGCAATCGTTTGCCTTTCAACGTAGGTCATATCCTCCCTGCGTGTAAGCTCTTTTGTGTGGCTGTCGTATTGCGTGTGGATTCTGCTCATCGCTGCTCCTCCTCAATCTCAATCGTGAATCCGTAACGCGCCGTCTCGTCGACACGCGCACGGCGTTGCTGGTAGCGCCATGTGATCGGCGCGGTGGTTCCGTCGTGCGTTCCGTAGTGCCGCGCTATCTCGTCGCGGACGTACTTGAAGGCGCTGGGTAGGTTGTCGTCGTCGAGGTCACGCGGGCTGATTCGCGTGAAGGTCACGACGACAGGAAGGTCAGGCAGCGCACGGCTGCGGAGCAGCCATGCGGTCGTCTGCTTCTCGCGGTCCTTGCGCTTCTGTGTCGTCTTCCAGTGGCCGCGCACGTTGGTCCATGCGTCGACGCGCAAAGGGGCACTGAGAACGATGGGGTCATCCGGCATCGGACACCGTGAGAGCGCCCGATTCTTCCAAAGCATCGCCGTAGAATGCCCGCAGCGCGGCGATAGACTCCGTCGACGGGCAAGCACCCTCATTCTCCCAGACTGACAGCGAGGCAACGCTACAGCGCGTTTCACGGGCCACGTCGGGCAGGCTCATGCCTATACCCTCACGGAGAGCGCGTAGGCGAGTCCCATCAAGCATCGTGCGGGCTCCGTTTTTTCGGTCGTACCAGGTGCGGGCCATATGCATCTCCAAAGCAAAGCCCCGCACGGATCACCGTGCGGGGCGATGTAACTTCAGCCCTTGCGGGCCATAAAGCCGGGGCGCGACGTCGGAGCCGATGCGGCGGGCTTGGCGGCGGCGGCGACAGGCGCAGCGATACCGGCGCGGACCTTGAACGCGACGACGTCGTTGCTGGCCTCGTAGCCGTTGGCCGCAGGGCGCACCTTCAACTTGACCACGATCTGCGCTCCGACACACGGCGACAGGCTCATGCCGGTCACGCCGCAAGCGTCGGCCAGCTCGGCAGACTGGCGCTTGCCAATGTCCATCATTTGCTGGCCCTTCTCGTCGGTGCGGATGGTGCGCAGCGTAATGCGCGTCCAGATCTTGCGACCCCTGTGATCGCCGTCGTCGACGGTCAACTCCACATTGGCCTGAACGCTCTGCTCGTCGCGAGTCTTCTTCGCCTCGATCTTGCTGACGGTGACAGGGTAGTCACCGGCAGGCAGCGGATCGAAGCTGGACGGTCGGCGCTCGACGCTGGCGACGTCGAAGTCAAGGGCAAGTGGGTCGTTATCGTTGGTCCAATCAGACATGATCATCACTCCTTCGTCGTGGAAGCTGCCACGCCAGCATGAGCCGCCATCTTTGCCACGACGGCACCGAGGTCGGCAGGTTCGAGCGGGTCGAGAGCCCCGCTGCGGTCTTTGGCGATGCTCCGCGCATCGCCGGAAGTTTGGAGGTAGCGCACGGCTGCCCGCTTGCCGTCGGGGTCGACTTCGTCGACGCACACAAGACGGAACACCTCGTCAAAGAGGTAGGGGACGGCGTCACCCAACTTGGCACCGGGCATCGAGATCCCGTAGGAGATCCGGCCCGTGGCGTCGTCCTTCACCTTGGCCAGCTTGGCGCTGAAATAGACGCCAATCGGCAGATCACGGAAAGCCCGCATCGCGGCGGTGACGCGCTCAATGACAGCGCCATAAGCCTGACGCGGATCGGTCACTTTCTTTTTCTCTGCGGTGAGGACCACCTCGGCAATCTCACTGATTGAGTCCAGCGCGACCCAATCGTAGCCGTGCGACTTGCCGGTCAAGTGCTTGTGAACGGCAATCAGATCATCAACGGTTTCAATCTCGACGACGTCAAAGCGGTCATCGCCAGACGCAAACGACAAGGACAGCAAGCCCGACTCTGCGGACACAATCAGGACGCGGCCCGGCAGACTGCCGATCAGCGTCGTCTTGCCGATGCCACTGTCACCGTAAACCAACACCTTGGGTGCGTGAGGCCGTATGGCTTGCGCCAGCTTCATGATCTGCATGTGTTCTCCTCTTGTGCCTTGACTTCTATCGGCCCCCGATAGAACGTGTCAAGCACAAAGGAGCAACACAGATCATGAAGTTACGGGACTACCAGCAAGAGGCAGTCGACGCGGTGTTTTCGTATTGGGAACGTGCGCCGTCGACGCCAGAGAAGCCAGCCAGCCCCCTTGTGGTGATGCCGACGGGAAGCGGCAAGAGCCCGACGCTCGGAGAGACGACGCGGCGGCTTGTGCAGGATTTCGGGTGCCGCGTCGTCATTGCCACCCACAGAGCGGAGCTGATCGTGCAGGATGCCAAGGCGGTGCGGTCCGTCTGGCCGATGGCCCCGGTAGGGATCTACAGCGCCGGGCTTGGACGAAAGGAGATCGAGCAGATCACGATCTGCGGTGTCCAATCCATCGTTCGGTCGACGTCAAGGCTCGGGCATGTCGACGTCGTGATCATCGACGAGGCGCATCTTTTGAGCCCTGAAGACACGACGTCATACCAGCGCATGATCTCCGACCTGCGAGCAGTCAACCCTGACCTGCGGATCCTCGGATACACCGCGACGCCTTACCGTCTCGGGCAGGGCTACTTGACTGAAGGGGACAGTGCGCTTTTCACGGCCGTGGCCTATGACGTCGACGTGAAGCGCCTCATTCGTGACGGGTGGCTGTCGCCTGTCGTGACGGGGTACGTCCGAGAGCAGATAGACCTATCCGACGTCGGCATCCGCATGGGTGAGTTTGCGGCGAAGGATTTGGAGATGTCTTGCGACGTCGACAAGATCAACGGCATCGTCGCCGACGACGTCAAGGGTGCGCTAGACGGCGGGCGGACGTCGGCCATGATCTTCGGCACGTCGGTGGCCCATGCAAAGCGGCTGCGAAACGAGATGCAGATCCGTGGCGTGTCCTGCGACGTGATCACCGGCGAGACGGAGCGCGGCCAGCGGGACGAGATCATCGGGCGATTCAAGGCGCGGCAACTTGCGTGTCTTGCGTCCTGCGACGTTCTGACGACTGGTTTTGATGCGCCTGTCGTCGACGTGCTGGCGTTGGTCAGGCCGACTATGAGCCCGTCTCTCTACGTTCAAATGGTCGGGCGCGGTATGCGGCTCGCCGACGGAAAGACCGATTGCCTGCTTTTGGACTACGGCGGGAACATCGCTCGGCATGGCCCCATTGACGACGTCAAGGTGAAGCCCAAGGGAAAGAAGAGCGACGGCGAAGCACCCACGAAGACCTGCCCTCAGTGTCTTGCGCAGCAAGCACCGGCGGTGCGCGTCTGCCTTCACTGTGGCTACGAGTGGCCCGCGCCAGAGCGCAAGGCGAACGACAAGGCGAGCAACCTGCCGGCGCTGTCGCTCGAAGTGAAGCCCAAGGCTCCGCCCGTGCGTCACGACGTCGGCGCTGTCGAGTGGCGCAAGCACCACAAGACCGGCGACGACAACGCTCCACCGACGCTGCGGATCGACTACTACCCGCCAGGTGGGCCGCTCGGGCTCGGGCGCAAGATCGTGTCGGAGTGGGTCTGCGTCGAGCATGAGGAAGGCTCGTTTGCGTGGCGCAAGGCGATGCGATGGTGGGAGGAGCACGTTGGTTGTCGCCTGCCAGAGAGCGTCGACGATGCCATCGTCCTTCTCGACGACGGGCACATGCGGCCGGTGGTGGCCGTCGAGACGGAGAAAGATGGCAAGTGGGACCGCGTCGTCGCCATTTACCATGGCAAGCGCCGTGAGATTGACGACGAGGGCGAGAGCGGGACGCGTGGTGGGCTTGCGCCGTGCTGTATGGCGAAGATCGATCAACTCGGATTCCGGCCGACGGTTGCCAATGGACAAGACAAGCAATTCTGCGGCACATGCGGCACGTGTCTTATCGAGAACGAGGCGGACCGAGTGTGTGCTGAGCGGATGTTCGAGATGTGTGCAGCGTGCTCGACGCACGATGCACAGGTTCAGATCACATGGAAAGAGGACAGCCTTGGACGACGGCTCTACTTCGTCCAGTGCAGCGAGTGTCTCGGGAACCACATCGGGTCCAGCAAATGGCTTGCGCACAGCAGTGAGATCGTCGAAGCGGCACAGCCCGCGTGGACGACCCCGCATCTCTTCTCCTCTGACGACGATCTTCCCTTTTGAGGTGACAGCGTGACGATGACCAATATTGAAGCGGCTCTTTGGTATGCCAGCCGTGGGCTTGCGGTGTTCCCTTGCTCTCCGGGGTCGAAGATTCCCTTTGCGGGGTCTGCCGGGTGCAAAGACGCGACGACGGACGAGGACACGATCCGGTCGTGGTGGGAGAAGACGCCAGGTGCGAACGTGGCGATTGCGACGGGCTCGGTGTCTGGCATCTACGTCGTCGACATTGACGCGGCGTCGTCGGAGATCATGCCGCGCCTGCCAGAGACGTGGATAGCAAGGACACGCGGCGGCGGATGGCACTACGTCTACGCGCTGCCGGAGGGTGTGCGCTTGCCCAACACAGCCAAGTCAAGCCCTAACGCTATCAGCCCCGATGCCGACACAAGAGGCGAGGGCGGATACATCGTGGCGTTCCCGTCTGTCGTCGAGGGCAAGGGCTACGCATGGGCGAACGACGTTGACCCGGTGCCGTTGCCGTCGTGGATCGTGGACAGGGTGAAGCCACGACAGCAGGCGATCACACTGACGCGCCAGACTTTTGCTCTCACTGCGACATCGTGGGCAGAGACGGCGCTGCGGCAGGAAGTCGACGAGGTGGCGCGGACAGGCAAAGGCGGGCGCAACCATGCGCTGGTTCGTGCGGCATTCAAGTTGGGCCAGATCTGCGGCGCGGGCCATCTGTCGTTCGGCGTAGCTGCGGACGCGCTCTACAGCGTGGCCCGTGGCTGGGAGGGAGAAAGCGAACGCAAGTCGAGGGGCACGATTGAGCGTGGCCTCAGGGCTGGCGCGTCGCATCCTCGGAGCCCTGCCGACAAGGCGATTATGGAGTCAGACAGCGGCTATTACGTCGACGAGATCAACGCGCTGGCGATTGAGCCAGAGATCATCATGACGCCGGAGAGGGCCAAGCCCAAGGGGCCGACGCCAGCCGAGCAGGACGCCGCACGTTGGGCGATGCTCGCCGATGTGAGGGCGCTGGGCGGTTTGTGCGACACGTTTTGCGGCTGGGTGATCCGTGGGGCGGACCATCCGCAACCTGGACTGACCATTGCGGCGCTTCTGGCCCTCGGGTCGGCGATGGCTGGCCGTCGGCTCGTGTATCGCCGGTCGACGTCGAGCCTCTACGTCGTGTCCATGGCGTCGTCGGGTGAGGGCAAGAACCGTCCGCAGTCTTGTCTCTCGCGGGTCATCGACGAGTGCTGGCCAGCATTGCGCGGTCCCAACTCTTTCTCGTCGGGGCCTGCTTTTGTCGACGGCGTGAGGAAGGCTGTCGGCGCTGGCGTGGCGACGTGTCTTGTGCTTGACGAGTATGGGATGCAGCTCGGGAACATGATGGGTCCAAGGGCCGCGACACATCGGCAGGACATCAAGCAGTCTCTGACGGAGCTGTCCACGAAGGGCACAGACAAGTGGTCCCCAGCGGTGTCTCTCGTCAAGGGCGGCGGCAAACTCGACTTGATTGCGCCTGTCGTGACGGTGCTTGGATCGACAACGCCGGAGAGCCTGCACAGTGTCCTGACGTCGGTCGACGTGGCAGACGGCTTTGTCGGTCGTCATGTGTGGATGCGCTCACAGTGGGTGCTGCCGGACTGGCAACCGCCAGAGACAAGGCCCGACGACGATCTGCCGCTGGACGTCCGGTCGGCCGTGCTGGCGGTGCGTGAGCGTCATGAGGCATGGCACCTGGCCCTTGCGGTCACGGTCGACACTGGCGTGGATCAACTTCGGCTGTACGACTCGGTCACGATGCCGGAAGAAGACGCGGCGCGTGACCTGTTGACGAGGTGCAAGATCGACGCTGACAAGGCGCGGCGCGATGGCACTCGGCAGGATGTGCCTCCGGCGGTTCTGGCGCGCCTGCCGGAGTTTGCCGGCCGGTTGGCGATGATCCTTGCCGCGCTGGCGCAACCCGAAGCGGACGTGCCTGTCGTGACGGAGGATTGCGCTCGTGTGGCGGTGGCCTTGGCCGAAGAGTCGGCGAGGGTGTTTGCAGGGAGTCTGGCGGCCAATCGTCGGGCGAGCTGGGACGACCATGCGGCGCAGTGTGAGCTTGTCCTAGGCGCTTTGCGGGCATCGGGCGGGTCCATGGGCAGGTCGGACCTCTTGCGGGCCTGTAGGGCGCTCCCGGCGCGTCTGGTGGGCGAGATTGTCGACCGGCTTGCCGAAGAGGGGACAATCGTGGTAGCAAAGGAGCCTACGGGCGGACGCCCACGCGAGATTTACGCGCTCAAGACCGAGTAGGGTTCTTCTTATTTCGGAAAGAACTTCAACGGCCCCGGGAGAAAACCCGGGGCCGTCGCGTTTTGCGGAAAGAAGATCTAAAACAACGGAAGCCCCTATAATAAAGGAGTTTTGTCATTAGGAGATCTTTTAGAGATCTCTAATAAGAAGAAGGTCCTTGACTTCCGTCCTGACTTCCGCGCACCATATGTGCAGGAGGTTAGCATGACGACAACGACCGGAATCGTGACAGAGCAACAGGGCCGCAGGGTGGTCATCTGTGCCGCGCCGCAGGACTTGGCGATAGGTGAGGTGGTCAGCGTGGCGATCAACGTTCCTGCGGCATCTGAGGAAGCGGAGGGGGCCATCGTGGCGCTACTTAAGACCCGCCCGATGGGCAGATCAGAAATCACACGAGCTTTGCGGCGTTTTCGGGCCGCTGCCCTGTCAGAGGCCATCGACAGATTGGAGGCCGACGGGAAAGCGGTAGTGACCGGATGCATGACACGCGGAAGACCGGCAACCGTGATCCGCCTTGCTTCGCAACCTGAAGCGGTATAGCATCCCCCCCCACGTCACCCCGCTACCGTCTCTCGGCGGGCTGGCGAGCGCCGGACACCCACCGGATCGCGACTGGACCCCGCCTGCGCTGGCGGGGTTCTTTTTTTGATCTGTCGGCAGGACGACTAGATCTCGCATTGCAACGCCATCCCACAGAAACAGCACACAAGTGCTTGACGGATGCGTGACGGTTGGGTAGAGTGGGTGCATGAACACCAACAAGCCCTCGAAGAAGACGACGACCGACAAGACCAAGACCGAGCGCGACGCGCTGGTCGGACTCTGCCAGAGCCTGCTCTGGTCCAAGGGTGGCCGGTCGTCGACGAATGACCTCGTCAAGGAAGCCATCGCCTACCTTGAGAGCATCGGCGAAGGCAACGGCATCTGACTTCACCGCCCCGGTTCGCCGGGGCTTTTTTGTTGCCTCCATCGCCACCACGCGCTAGACAACGCCCACGATGGGCCCTGACAAGGCAGACGGATCCCCGGCATGGTGTCGGGGGTTTGTTTTTTTGTGCCAATCTGGCAAGATGCTTGCCTATGCCGTCCCCTCCCCGTCCCGGTTCCGGGCGGGCGTCTGATCGCCTGCCTCTCTCTCGCTGGCTCCGCACGGCGACCGATCACATCTTGCGCGTCCAGTACGCCAAAGCCGTCGGCAATCCCGACGTGGTGCCGGACCTCACCGACGCCGAGCGCCTCTCTGTCGTCGAGGCCGACAGCAAGGATCGCAACGCAGCGGCAAAGATGATCCTCGACATCGCCCTAGCGCCTCACGCACGATGGGAGCCCGAGCACCGCGACAACGGGACCATGGTGGCGATGGGAGCCAACTGGCGGCGACCGTCCATCGAAGAGCTCGAGGAGCGCCTAGCAGCCCTCGCGGACGACGGCGACCGCGCCGCCATCCTCGCCATGCTGGCGGCCCTCGACCCCGCCCGCTACGGGCCACCTGGACGCACGGTTGCCGACGCGCCCGACACTGTGGACGTGGTGGATTGGATTCCGGCCGTGGTCACCCCGGCCGGGAAATAGCGCACCGTGCTGAATATTCAGCGTGGCGCGGCGACCCTGCTACCTCACCAGCTTGCGCTGGTTGGTGACAGGACGTCGAGAATCAAGGTGCTCCAAGGTGGCTACCGCAGCGGGAAAACGGTCGCCGGTGTCGCGGCCGTCGTCGACATGGCTTTCCGGTCTGGCGGGTTCCCCATCCTTGTCGTTGAGCCTACCTACCGCATGGTGGTCGACGTTTTCGTGGCGACGGCGCGGCGGATGCTGGATGCGTGGAAGCTGCCCTATACATGGCACAAAACGGACAAGATCCTGACCATCGGGCGCAAGCGGCAGATGGAGATCTTGTGCCGCAGTGCCGACGAGCCCCGCTCCCTTGAAGGCATCACCGCTGGCGGGCTTCTCGTCGACGAGTGGGAGCTGTGCGACGTCGAGGCCCTGACGACGGCGATGGCCCGTGTCAGCATGGGGCCGTGTCAGCAAATCGTGTTGACGGGCACACCTGAAGGCTACGGGCCGGCCTACGAGATGATCTTGGCCAAGCCGAGCCCCGACGTGCGGCAGTGGAGCGTGACGTCGTCGGCGAATAGCTACCTCTCGTCGACGTATGTCGAATCGATGCGGCAACGCATGGACGACAGCACGGCGTCAGAGAAACTCGACGGCGTCCGCACGGCCAAGGGTGGGCGCGTCTACGGCCGATTCGACAGGCGAGTGCATTGCGTGTCGCCCGTCGTCAATCGCGGCACCATTCAGATCGCGTGTGACTTCAACGTGCGATACATGCACTGGATCGTCGTCGAGACGGACCAATCGCAACGCACGACACACGTCGTCGGCGAGGTGATCAAGGAAAACGGCACGACGACGGACGAACACGCCGAGCGAGTGGCACAGTGGATCGCGCAGTACCTCACCCGCACACGAGGGAGGCACTACACGCGAGACGACGTGTACCAGATGCGACTACAGGCGTTCGTCGACGCCAGCGGCACGGCGCTTCGTTCCACGTCGACGAAGAGCGACGTCGCGCTACTGACGCAGGCCGGGTTCAGGCCGGTGCATGGCAACGCAAACCCGCCCGTCAAGGACAGGGTCAACACGCTAAATGTGCTCTTCCGTGACCGGCGCGTCACCGTCGACGCCAGCGCTGCCCCCGTGCTCACTCGGGCGCTGGAAACGCAGGCGCTGGACCGCAATGGCGACCCCGACAAGCGAGGCGATATCGATCACGGTATCGACGCCCTTGGTTATCTCTGTCACTGGCAGTGGCCCGTCCATCGCCCACGCGCCAACCAGACAACGCCAGGTGACGCCCTGACCGATGAATGGGGGCGAGTCTGACCGGGTGTTTCCGCTTGACTTTTGGCGTGGTAGGGTTGCGGCATGATTTCCTACAACGCCGCAAGCGATGCCGTGATCGAGACAATCCGACAGCAGGCCGGCGCATGGATGCCAGACCAGTTGTCGGCGCTACTCGACGCTGGCCGGAAGACCCGACCCGCCGACTACGATAGCGTCGTCAAGGGGCTTGCGGTGCGCTACAGCGGCGACCAGGCCAGCGTGATTCGCGACGCGCTGAAGAAGGCGTACCCTCGCACCTATCAGCAGCTTCCGATTGACCCCGTCAACTGGCTCCGGTTCTTCGCTCGACAGGACAGCGGCGTCTACGCCACGCCAGCGGATCGCACCCTTGTCGACGACGAGGGCGAGGCGCTGGACGAGGATGACGAGCGCCTTGTCGCCTTTCGGCGTGGGCTTGACGAGGCCGGTATTGACGTCGTCATGCCAGAGATGGAACGGCGCTGTCACGCTGGCGCTCGTGCGTCGTTTGCCATGCTTGGCTGGCGCAAGATCGGCGACATCGGCAAGCTGGTCTGCCAAATCTACTGGACGCACGACGTCGTCACGCTGGCGCATCCGTCGGCCCCCGATGACCCCGATGCCTTGTGGCTGTGCGCCATCAAGCAAGCCACGCCGTCGTCGGCGTCGCCTTTGTGGTGGGTGTGGTCACGGGAGTTTGTCGAGGACGATGCGGGCAATCTCGTGTCGTTTGGCGCGTGGTCGCATCGGCGTGTGAGCGAGGACGGCAAGACAGCGACGGCGTCGGAGGCATACGAAGGCCGCTTCCCCGGCGCGTTCCTTCGTATCGAGCCCGGTGCTGGCGGTATCTGGCCCGATCCCGACCGTGACGTCGTCGCCAACGTCGACCGGCTGAACGTGTCGAGGTCCAATCGGCAGCACGTCGTCGACATGCAGGCCCATGCAACGTGGGTCTACAGCGGCCTCACTCGCGAGACGAGCGAACTTGTCGGCGGTCCAGGTGTCGTCCTGCAAATCGGGTCCGGCGAGACGCTGCAGGCGCAGACTGCCGGCGCGGACCACGCTGCTATCGAGGCCAGCGCGACTCGTGACCTGCAGGAGCTCGGCGTGTCGCGAGGCAACTCACCCGACGCCTACGCCGTCGAACCCGGTGCGCCGCAGTCCGGCGTGTCACGCATGATCGCCAACGCGCCGCATGATCAGCGCGTTGCGGAAAGCCGGCCCATATTCAAGGCGTTCGAAGAGGGCCAACTCCTGCCCATCGTTATCGACGTGCTGCGCTTGTTTGACCCCGCAAGCCCCGCTGAGTTTGGCGACGTCAAGCCGATGGTCACGCTGTCGACCGGCAAGACCTATGAGGCCGATCAAGAGAAGCAGGATCGGGTGTTGGCGTTGAGGGAGGCCGGGCTCATCGACGAGGCCGACGCTCGCGTGATGCTGGGCCTGAGTGCCGACCGTGCGGCGGCGGAAGCGTACCTTGAGCAGATGCGGGCCGTCCGTGCGCCGCAGGTGAGTCTGCCCGGCGCACTGGCGGGCTCTCCGTTCACGGCGCGACGCGAGACTACTGTCGTCGAAGAAGAGGACGAGGAAGAGGATGAGGCCACGTCGTGAGCGGGGCAGATGCTGCCGGCGTCGTCGCCGATGCCGCCGTCGAGGATCTGCGACGTCTCGAGGTGGCACTTGAGCGCGACCTTCTGCGAATCCTCCTGTCCCTCGACACCGTCCCCGGCGAAGACAGTCTCGTCCGCCGACAGGCGCAGACGTCCGCCGCTGTCCTCTCGCAAGTACGTCGCCGACTGGAGGCCGAGGGGGAAACGGTACGCGGTGTCGTCGGACAACGCGCCATTGAAGCCGTCGCCGCTGTCTTGGGCACGCCTCCTTCGGCGCTATCGGTCGACGCGAGACGAGAACTAGACGCCATCGTCAATGGCCAAGTCGCCGACGTTGTCGCGGTGTTCCGGCTGGCCCGTGAAGAAATGCGTGACGCCGTGTCTCGCGGCATCACGTCCAGTGGGTCGCTTGCCGACGTCATCGAGGAAGTGCGGGCGCGGCTGTCGACGACGTATGTCCGTGCGTCGGCCGCAGTCGATGCCGCCATCATGGCGGTGGGTCGGCGGTCGGTCATCTCTGCGGCCCGTGAGGTCGAGGCGGAACTCGACCTGGTCTACGTCTACGTCGGGCCACGCGACGCCAAGAACCGGCCATTCTGCAAGCTATGGGTCGGCAAGGCAGTCACGGACCCGGCCCGCCTCGACAACGGGCAGGGCCTCCCTGCCGACGACTACTGCGGCGGGTACAACTGCCGTCATAGCTGGGCACCGACGACGGTAGAGACGGCGGTGCGTGAAGGCATCGAGATCTATCGGCCCGATGGGTCGAGGCTCATTGTCGACGCCGAGACGCAGGCACTGCAACGGAGGTGACGACGTGGGCATCACAACCAAGCGCAGCGGAACCCCGGTCAAATTCGACGCCGAAAAAGCAGCCAAGGTGATCGGCGCGTTCGTCCCCGGTGCGATCCTGCGGCGCACTGATCAGGGCATCTCGTCGACGGGGCAGGCGTTTGCGTCCTACTCGACGCAGTACCGACGACAGCTACAGCGCATGGGCGAGGACCAGAAGATCGACCTTCGCTTGACGGGTGGCTTGATGAACTCCATCAAGGTCCGCGAAACGCGCATCACCGGCAACGGTGTCGAGGTCGTCATCGCGCCAGACACGGGGTCAAGCAGCCAGGTCCGTGCGCCGTCAGAGATCAGGGCGCTCCGTCGTGCTGGCCTTGTCGAGGGGCGGTTCGGCGAGACAAGCATCAGCAAGACCCTGAGACGTGGCGAGGCCCGTCAACTTGAACGCGACCTCAAGCGCGAATCAGGCCAGCGACAGATCAAGACCGGCGAACAGGGACCGCCACACAACGTCCTCGGCTACTGGATCCACCACGGCACCTCGACGACGCCAGCGCGGCCCTTTATGGGCTTGACGCCAGATCAAGAGCGCGAACTCAACACGCTGCTTGGCAGGGCAAAGGTCTTCGGTTAGACCGCCGCCATGGCGTCAGCTCGCCTAGCCCCCGGCTCCGCATGGTGCGGTGACCGGGGGCGCGTTTTTGCGCACAGGTAGCGCCCGGACGTCAACTGCATTATAGTGCAGCCATGCAGCGCGTGCTGGTCGGCTCCACAGACACGATCCTGTCGTATCCGCGCTTGTCGACGGATGGCGGTGTGTCGACCGGCGTTCCATCGTCGGCGACGGCGAGACGCATCCCGTCGCAGTCTCCCGATGCTCTGGGGGCCTACGTCGCCGCTACGGTCGACCCGCTGTCGACGACGACACAGGGCGCGGTGCCAGAAGGTGCCGATAGCCTCCCGCTTGCTGCGTCGGTCGCCATCGTCGCCGGCCGGCGCTATCTCGTTACCGATTCGTCCAGCGCCCGCCCGGTGGTGGTTGTCGCGGCCCGTAGTGGCACCCTGTCGACTCTGTGGCTTGCCGAGCCCCTGCCCTGCGAC